TTCTGCTTATTGCTTATTTTCATATGTTACCCCCTAGTAGTGGTATATCAAACGGCTTGCTATCTTTATCGCCTAACTTTGTAAAGCTGATATGTATGTGCTTTGTGTGTTTGTTGAAGCCCTTGTACCGACGCCACTTAAAATTAAGTATCTTGCTAGCGATCATGCCGTTATGTATTACGTAAGATATGCGTTTATCGGTTTTAGCGCATAGTCTGATCTGGTCAGCCAAATATACTGAGATCCCTTCGGATGTATCCAGGCGAGAATCCACATCAATGGCTCGTACACACCCATCTGTGTCTGGATTATGATCCGATTTTCTGGTGGCATGACGAGCATCGCCCAACCATCCGCAATTGGTAGTGCGACGATCTGGGTACCAGGTATCAATCTGATCTCTTAACTGTGTACCTGCTGCACATAGCCAAGGCTTCATTATGAGAGAAGTAAAGCGGCTTCCTCAGCTGTGATGCCAAGCCTTTTTAATAATACTGCTTTAGCAGCTTCTTTTGCTTTGGCTTCGGCTTTTGCAGTTTTAGCATCAGCAGCATCAATTTCCATTTGTGCTATTTCATCAGGAGTTGCATCTCTGACAATTTCTTTGCCAGTTTCGCAGTTATATTCTTTTATTTGTGGTTTAGTCATTTTATGATACTCCATATAGTGTGTAAGTTCCTGCTGTATAAGTAACACCATCTCCGTTGCGAATTACTAAACTGGAAACTGCGGTGGTGTCGCTATTTCTGCCAAATGAATATGCGCTTTGTGCACTAGTAGAACTGCCTACATTTGCTGTTAAAATTTTATATCCTGTTAATGTGTAATTAGGTATTTCAAAAAAAGTCATTAAATCAGCAGTCGCCCCAGCATCTACTCCATCACCCATACCATTGTTGTTTACAAATGTGCTCCATGAAGACGAATTGAAATAGGCTCTTAACCCTGAGTAATTAGCAGTAGAATAATTATTTGGTCTAATAAATGTTGAACCACTAGAGGCTTGTTGATTTTGAACTACTGCGTATAAATGTTTATATGACTGACTAATACTGCTTATCGTTACACTTGAAACTCCATTTAGGCTTCCTGTTGCTAATTGTGTAATACCGCCAGCAGCAACAGTTGCCCATTTTAATCCAGTGGCCTCTGCGCTATCGGCTGTGAGTACTGTGTTGTTAGCACCCACGGCTAACCTTGCATCACTTGTGCTAAATGTATAAACATCACCTTTAGTGGTTAGTGGTGATACTGCGCCTGCTTGTATATAATCATAAAATATTGCTGCGCCTGTAGCTGTAAAATATAATATACCTGCATCATTTTGTGGCAATATTAAACTGCCTGCAGTTGCTACTGTGGCTGTACCTGCTGTAACTGTACAAGCACCTGCACCTAAGTTCTGTATAAATACTGTGTCACCTGCTGCAAATAATCCTGTGTTAACAGTTATGGTTGTTGCACCTGCTGCGTTCATGGCAACGGTAGTGCCTGCGTCTGCTGCAACTAATACGTAACTGGCAGTCTTAGCGGTTGCAGATCCGCCACCCATAGCTGTCTGCTGAAGCGAGGTCATTTGCGCGGCCGTAAGAACCTGGCCAGTTGTGAAGGTTTGCTTTGCGATGATATTCTCCTTTAATAACTGAGGACATTATAGTCTAAAGTTCCATAAATCGTATCATTTAGGATAAATGCGTCGATAACGGGCTCTAGCGTTGTGAAGGTAGTGCGCCAACTATTCGGTGATATATTCATGCGTACACCGAAAATCTGTAAGGTTTTCTCTAAGGTAGATCCGCCTGGCTGTGTAGTAATTACCTTGATTGGATCAAAGAAGTCTAAATCTAAGGCCGCAATTATGCCTGTGTTGTAATTGTTTGTGTATAGGTCAAGCACTATCGAGTCCACACGAATACTGGTTTCAGCGCGTGAAGCGGTATAGGCCTGTGCGTAGTCAAGTGCAACTGCGTCTGTTTCCATTAAAAGGTTGTCTAAGAAGTAGCTGTGTAAGAAGTATTTATCGATGCTGTCTTGATTTAGTGCTACCTGGGCTGTTCCCCCAGTCCTTGTAATTGTGGCTTTGTTAAATATCAATGTGTCATTTAATATCCATGATGCATCAAAGTAATCTATACCTGTGCCGTTATCTGCAAAGACTGTGGGTGTGCCACCAATAGATCCTGCGGTTACGTTTCGATCTTGGAATACGAACGAGCCAGACGCGTCTACATATAGTGCGCCATACTCGGAGGTGGCTACAGTAGTTAAGGCTTGCAGGGCTGTGCGGTTTGTGCCAGGATCTGCTTGCATAGTAGTGAGCCCTGCATCTACGTCACGCATGGTTGCTGGCCAGTCAATTTCATCTAATATTTCATTAATACGTGTGCCAGATAAGTCGCCTGCGGTAGCACCTGTGACTGTGCTGATCTGTGCTACTTGAGCCAATCGAAACGCATCCACGGCTTGGATAGTTGTAATGGCCACATCTTCACCAGACTCTTCTGGGTAAGTAGTCACATAGCTTGTTATGAAGCCCTGGAATATGGGGTATGTTACTGATGAGTAGGTGGCACTAATCTGCACTTTCTTCATAGGCGTTAAAAGTCCTGCGTACGGCCCTGTTACATTTTGCGGATTAAAATCGCCATTCTGATCTACTATGCGTAATGTAAGTGTGCCTGTCTGGAATTGATCCGACAGGGCGGTGCGGCCTCGGTTAGTCTCTATGCGGTTAACCTGATTAGATACATCTACAATTACGGCTGTGGCATCACCTAGTACGTTCGTATCTAGTATGCCTGTATCTAAGATTATTGTCTGAGCAAAGGCTGGCCCAGTACTAAAGTTAATTAAAGCGGTTATTACAGGTAAGGTCATACTAAGAAGCCAGCAGGTACTGTGCTATATCCCGATCTAGTTGCCACCTGTATGCTCTCCGCTATTGCTTGGCTTAGTTTATCGCCACCTGCATCTACAGTTACTCTAATATCCATTGGCCCTGGCGCTGATGATTTCTGTACTCCACCCATGCCAAAGCCACCTAAGAAATCATTGATACGCGAGTTTAATTCTCTAGTATCAAGTATTGCCGCTTGTGATTGTGCTGGTGTATATGTAGCACCTGATGGCCCTGTAATCATTCCGCCTGCAGCTGGTGGTGCTGGTGATGCTAATGGTGTTGTTAAATTAAACTTGGCAAGCATGGCTGCTATACGTGCGTTTAGTTCTCTAATTGTAGTTATGGCTAAATCCTCGATAAATGTATCTATTTTATTAGATAAAGTCTTTACCTTAAATATGCCAAACTCTTCTAGAGTCATGCCTGCTAATCTTGCTTGCTCTGCTAGTTTTTTTAATGCCTCAGCTGCTTCCATTTCAGCCAAATACTTCTTAGCCAACGCTTCGTTATTGTCTAGGATTGCTAGCTGTGATTTAAGGCGTAATTTAGTCTCTTCATCGGTTGCGCTATTTAATGCTGCGTTTAAGCCTATGCGTTCTAGATCAAACTTCTTCCGTAATTCTTCTACGTTCTTATTTTCAATGGCGTTCTTTTTGAGTAATAGTGCTAATTCTGCTGCCTTGGCTTTTGCTAATTTATCCTCGGTCTGGAATCGCTTAGCATCAATACGGCCTGCACTGCGTTGTTCATTAGCTGGCAATTCTCTTGCTGGTGTGTTTTCTTTACCGAGCCTAGCCAATAATCCTAATGCGCTTGTTTCATAGAAGGCTTTACCTATTAAACCAATACCAGGTATATCACCTAATTTTGCAATCAATACTCCTATACCTGTAATAGTGTAGCCTGTTTGCTTACCTAGTGCTTGCATCTTTTTAGTTGTATCTTCAATATTTGTATCTTTACCTAATGCGTCAAGCGCACCTAATATGCCTTTACCTATTTCTTCTTTAACATTTTCGCTTGCTACTTTTAATAAATCCATTTTTCCAGCGTATGTAGTTAATCTAGCCGCTGATTGACCTGCAAACTTTGTATTTAACTCTTCCATGATCTTATTCATGTCGCCAGTCTTTAATAATGTCTTACTTAGACCAGCACCTAATCTACTTAGACCAGTAGTGTTACCTGCAAAGCCACGTGATAGAGCTGTAGTAACTTCACCTAAAGATCTACCTGTGGCCGCACTTACGTTTAATGCAGTACTTAATGCATCTTGGCTTTTAGTTATAGATCCTGTTACTGTTAATAATCTTTGGAATGCTGGGCGTAATTCATCATCTAATACGCCTGTAGATTTTTGTAGATTAGCAATATACAGCTCTACACCTGGTGCGCTAAATTGATAACCAGTATTTTTTAACTGTTGCTCTAATGACTTTGCGGCTTTCTCATCTGCCATAAATGCTTTGACTGCCGCTTTACTATATTTACTTAAAGCTGTAACGCTAAATGCTGTAGCAAATACTTTAGCAAAACTTTTTATCTGTTTATCAAAGGCTGATACTTCTTTCTTAGCCTTTTTTAATCCTTTGTTGTCAAAGGTGCTGAGAGCCGATACTACTAAGGTAGGCACAGTTATACTCCCGTAAATCCACGAGCTGCTCGCTCTTTATAAAATCCTAGTACTTGACCTTTTTTCTCTAAAGGTAACTTTTTGTAATACTCAAATATGGCTTGATCTATTGCTTTCTTAAGATCTTCGTAAATCTTACCTTGATCCTCTGACCATGCTTTATAGATTACGCGACCTTTATTCTTACGACCTCTACGACCTACAGATCCTGCAAGTGTTGCATCTACTACGTTTGGCAGTGCTTGTATAAATTGCACACCTGCATCTGGGTTAAGTGATGCACCTTGTGAGCCTTGTGTTTTACGGCCTGCAGTCTCATAGATTGCACCCGGTGCTGACTCATTAGATACGTAGTTATAAACTGAGTAGCCTTTTCTGTTTTTCTTATTAGGGCCAAGTTTATATTTAATGCCGCTTCTAGCTGTAGATTGATCGTACGCTGGAAATGGTCTGCGCTGTCCTTCTTGTGGCTCTGCTGATTTTGTCCAGCCACTTAGCACATTTTGCTCACTTGGTAAATATTGTTTTGCTTTATATGCAACTTTAATCATGGGTGCTTTAAGACTGTCTTTGACGTTCTTGTACATATCTTCGTCAATTTCATCTACTGCTTTAAGGAACTCTCTAACGCCGTTTACGACTACTGGCATTTTTGATCTCCTTTGCTCTATCGCTAAACACCTGCACGATCGCTCGCAGCATCTCTGAGTCCATATTTATGAACTCACTAGGCGCGATCCCAGTCTCTACACTTAAGGAAGCCACCGTATAGAGAATGGAGTCACGCGGCACTATTTTTTTTCTTCGTCCAATACCTCGACAGTTTCTAAGCTGTCTATAAACTCGATACCAAATATAGGAACAGTCACGTTAGCCCTACGTAAGCACTCATGCGCTAAGAAATAAATCTCAGTCTGCCTTTCGTGATCACGTAGGACTTTACTAATTCCTGCGCCATACTTTAACTCAAAAGCGTACTCGACACCCGGCGTAATCTTGTGTTCAGATACTTCGCCGTTAGCCCTTGTTATCTTTAGCTTTGCCATTATTACTCCTTAGACTGTTACGTCAACTACTATAGGGCTTTGGCAGGTAAATGTAATTGACTGTGTGCTT